TAGCAACAAATGGAAGTCTGCACTTACATTTTATAGTGCCTATGAAAGCGATTATGAAAAAGGTATTAAACCTATTCACACAACTGATGCCATATACACAGCAGGTATAACAGCAAATGTTAATTCTGTAGGTGGTATATTTACAAACAGTATGGGTGCATTAAAACCTAATGGTGCTTATGCAAAAGCTAATGCAAAAAGTTATATGATTAGAGAAATAAATGCTTTTGAAACAAGATTTAAAGAAGAAAATGGAAGAGAACCTACAAGTATAGAAAGACAAGATTTTGTTGATTTATCAAGAAATGTCTTAATGAAGATGTTTGAAGGAGAAAATGTAAATCCTGAAGTTAAAGCAGTTACAGAATATGAAGAAGAGATAGCACAAGAAAATAAAGAGAAACTAGAAGAAAAAGAAAAATATAAAACTGTAGGATTAGACACAGCTTTATCTGAAATATCTGACGCTTTAGAAGTTAACAAAGGAATGTTTGATGAGAAAGTTCCTAAACCAGATTTAAGTTTCTTTGGTAAAGATACTGATTTCTTTGACACAGATTCTACAGATAAAAAAGATTTTGAAGATAAAGAATATCCTCAATTTGTTGCTAATTTCTTAACAGAAACTTTAGGTGAAGGTGGATTTACTGATGAAATGTTAAAAGCATTAAGTGATGCTGATTTAAACCAATTAGTAAGAGATTTACAACAAGCTATTGGAAACAGTATAACTAAAAAACAAATTCAAACAGGTATAAAATTATTAACAGGAGCTAAATAATGGCTACACTAGATTTACTAGAAGCAAACGATAATTTATCAGAATTACAAAAAGCAGATAATGCAAAAAATGCTTTAGAAGAAATACAATCAGAAAATTTTTATGGTACTTTAAAATCTTACTACTCATACAGAGAATCAGATAATAAATTTGATAACATGTCCCATGCGGATTTGTTAGATTATTTTTACAACGACAGGTCATGGAGAAACAACAATACTGTTTCTATGGGATTTGATATGGGAAATGTATTTGGTGAAGAAGATGAAAAAAGAGTTCAAGAATTTGCTTACATACAACAAACTTATGAAGCATTGCCTTCATGGTGGGACGACCCTAATAGAGACTTTGCAGGGTGGTTAATTGATAATGGTGGTGCAATGTTAGCTGACCCTGTTAATTTAATAGGACTAGGTGTTGGTGGTCAAGTAGCTAAACAAGGTTACAAACAAGCATTAAAACAAGCTCTTAAAGGTAAGATGGCAAGTGAAATTAATGAAAGAGCTATAAAAGAAGTTGCAAAACAAAATCAAAAACAATTACTAGGACAAGCTGTTAAAAAAGGTGCACTAACTGAAGGTTACATTGGTGCAACAATATCAGGTGGTCAAGATGCTATTTTACAAAATACTGCTATAGAAGCAGGAGTACAAGATGAATTTAGTTTCAAACAAGCAGGATTAAGTTCAGCCGCAGGGTTTGGATTTGGTACAGTGTTTGGTGGTGCTTTTGGTTATGGTGGTTTTAAAATGACTAACAGAGGTATGAATAAAACTGCTGTAAAACAATTAAAAGATATTCACGATTATGGCAGAAGTAACATAACAGGTAAACAATTATTTAATGATTTGTCTGTAAAAAAACCTAATACTAAATTTTATAAAAATTTAAGTAAACAAGAAGTAGACCAGATAGAAGCAAGAAGTACACTAAAAGGTAATACTACAAATGAAAGAATAAAAAATCTTAGAAACGAAAAGATAACAAGCAAAGACAAACCGTCTGAAGGCTTCCCCCTAAACATTACAAGATACAAAAAAGGTGGTTATCGTATTTACATTAAGAACAAAGTAAAAGATATGATAGCTAACAATGAGATACCTACTAACAAGAAAACATTAGATGAGATGGTAGCTCGTGCTGAAAAAGTTGGAGCTAACCCTACAGAGTTAAGAAAAACTGTAAAACAAATGTTAAAAGACCCTAAGTTTAAAGAACAGTTTGCTTATATTATTGCTAATGCTGATTCTATTGCTAGAGAAGCTGATGACATTGTTATGTTAGGTAATGAATTAAACAGAGTAGATTTATCAGTAAGTGAAAGAAAATCAATTTTAAATGAATTAAATAAACGTGATGAAGCATACACAGAATTATTACAACAACAAATAGAATTACAAAAAGCACCTGCACAAGCAACAACAGCAGGTAGAGTTGTTAAAGATGCACAAAGAGCGTCAGAGTTAAAGATAAAACCTGAAGACCCTACAATGCACAAACTTAAAAAAGATAGTCCTGAAGAATATTGGAAAGCTGTAGGATTACTTACAGATAACGAAGATGTTATTTTAGCTTTACAACATGCAAGAGGTGCAAAAGGTTGGGATTTAGCTTCTGAATATGTTAACAATAATTTATTGTCTTCTCCTGATACTCACATATTAAACATTGTATCTGGTTTAACACAAACATTATGGAAACCTGCTGTATTAGGATTACGTGGTGCTAACATGTTAACAAAAGATAAACACAGAGCTATGATAATTATGAGAGAAGCTCTACAAACTCTTGTATATCAATTTGTTTATTTACCACATGCTATGAAACAAGCAGGAAAAGCGTTTTGGTTTGGAAGACCTATATTAGATTCAGCACAAATGAAATTTGACAATCACATACGTCAAGGACAATTACAAAGATTTATGAATGAATGGGCAAAAACAGGCGTGTTAGGTACAGATAATATTCCCATTGCAGGAAGATTTTTACAAAAAGGATTAGTAGAACCTATTTCTTATACTACAACTTTACCTATGAGAGTGTTGTCCGCAGGTGATGAATTTCTTAAATCTATGATGTTTAAAGGTAGAATGGCATCTATTATAAATTCTCAAATATTAGCAGAAGACCCTAATTTTAGTATTTTAAAAGGAGACCAATTTAGAAAACTTTACAAAGATAAAAAGAAAAAACTACAAAAACAATTTATTGATGAAAATGGTAAAGCTGTAGAAGTAGGTAAAGGTTTAGACGAAATTTTAGATTCACCGTTACAATATGCTAGAGAAGGTTCTTACACACAATCAGCATATTCAAGAAACCCAGTAACAGGAAAAGATGAAGGACAAATTACAGGTTACATTTTAAAACAAACTTCTGGTAGAGGAAAATGGGCTAGAGCATTTGGTTTACACTTTATTAATACACCATCAAATTTATTAAGATGGAACGCACAGCATCTACCATTTTTAGGTAGATATCAATTTCAAATGAGACACATGTTAGCGGAAGCTGAAGATGTAGCAGAAAAAGGTACGTTTAAAGGATTTACAAGAAAAGCTACAGCAGGTTTAACTTCATTAAATCCATTAAGAAAGAAAAAATATCTTAACCCAGAAGCGGCGGCAGAAGCTAATGCTAGAATACAAATGGGTTGGGCGTTATGGGGTTCAGCATTTACTTTTGCGGCACTAGGAAAATTCACAGGTGGTGGTTCAAGAGATTACAGAATTAATAAACAAAAAGAACAAAACACAGGGTGGCAACCTTATTCTTATGTTACTAATGATGGAAGATATATTTCATTAAATAGACTTGACCCTATCTTTACACCGTTTTTTATAGCGGCAGATATGTATGATGAAGTTAATAAATATTTAGAAACAAATGAAGATTTACCTGAATATATAGAAAGCAGTATGACAGAGTTAGCTTTAGGTACAGTTGCTACATTAACTAGAAATTTAACTTCTAAATTTTACACTAAAAATATGATAGAAACTATTAACTTATTATTAAGTGATGATTTTGTAAATGCTAGAAAACCTGAGTATGTATTTAGTGCGGCACTATCAAGAGGATTATTTAAAATAACACCGTTATCAGGTGGATTAAGATATGCTAATAGAGTAGGTGATGAGTGGGAAAGAGAATTATTTACATTTTCTGACAGAATGAGAACACTAGACCCTGCTGAATTATTTTCAAATCAAGCATACACCATGCCAAAGCGTAACATGTTAGGCGAAGTTATAAATAGAAAAACAGGTTGGTTGTTTGGATTAGGAGCAGAAACAGGTTTATGGTCTACTCCATTTGCTATGACTAATTTTAAAGATAGTAAAACAGCACAGTGGATTAAAGATAGAGATTTTCAATATCTTCCCCCTGCAAAAAAAGATGAATATACTAAAATAGATTTAAGAACAATTAGAAATGATAAATACCAAACAGCTTATGATAGATGGTTAGAATTAAAACAAGATATTAGATATACTGAAACTGGTGTTATTATAAAAAATCCTAATAAATATAAAGGTACACAATATTCATTAAAAGATTTTATTGAAAAACAAATATCTGACTCTACAAGTCAATTATATAAAAGACCTGATGGACTTACGTTAGGCAGAGATGAACAACAATTATACATTTTAAGATTAGTAAGAGATGTAGAAAGAGCGGCATATTGGAAAATGTATGGGGAGTTCCCACAATTAGAAGACCAAATTAACAAACAAGATGAATTTAAAAAAAGCAGGTTTAATGAGGCTAAAACAGCAGTAGATATGCTAATTCAATAAAGTACCCCTTTTAGATAAAACAAATTAAATTAAGGAATTAAATGGCAAACAGTTTTGTAAGATACACTGGTAACGGTAGTACAACAGCGTATTCTATACCTTTTAGTTATAGAAGTACAGCAGACTTGGCAATTACCCTAGCAGGTGTAGCTTCAACAGCTTTTACATTAAATGCCGCAGGAACAACACTTACATTTAACACTGCTCCTGCTTCTAATGTAGCCATTGAGATTAGACGTAGAACCTCACAAGGTACTAAATTAGTAGATTATGCTTCTGGTTCTGTACTTACAGAGAATGATTTAGATACAGATTCAGACCAAGCGTTCTTTATGGGTCAAGAAGCCATTGATGATGCTAATGATGTTATTAAAGTATCAAGTACAGATTTTCAATGGGACGCACAAAACAAAAGACTTACAAATGTGGCAGACCCTACGGCGGCACAACATGCGGCAACAAAGAATTACTTAGAAAACACGTGGTTATCAGCGTCAGATAAGACTACTCTTAACAATGTTAATAGCAATATATCGGCGATTAATACTGTTAATAGTAACATGTCAGCTATTACGACAACCAATTCTAACGCTACAAACATTAATACAGTAGCAACTAACATTGCTTCAGTAAACACAGTAGCAACAGATATTACAAAGGTTATAGCAGTAGCTAATGATTTAGCAGAAGCAGTTTCAGAAGTAGAAACTGTAGCAGACGATTTAAACGAGGCAACATCTGAAATAGATACAGTTGCTACAAACATAGCTAATGTTAATACAGTAGGTACTGGCATTGCTAACGTAAATACAGTAGCAGGTATATCAGCTAACGTAACTACAGTTGCAGGTATTCACGCAAATGTTACTTCAGTAGCAGGGATAAGTTCAGCAGTATCAGCAGTAAACAGTAATGCGACTAATATTAATGCTGTAAATTCTAACAGTTCAAATATTAATACAGTTGCAGGTTTGTCTTCAGCAATATCAACTGTAAATTCTAATTCTAGCAACATCAACACAGTTGCAGGAAACAATACAAATATCAATACAGTAGCAGGAGCAAATTCTAATACCACAGCAGTAGCAGGTGGTATTACAAATATCAATACTGTAGCTACAAACTTAGCGGCAGTAAATAATTTTGCTGACGTATACAGAATTTCAAGTTCAGCACCCACAAGTTCACTAACTTTGGGAGATTTATATTTTGACACTACAGCGAATGAATTAAAAGTCTACAAATCTAGCGGTTGGGCGGCGGCAGGTTCTACAGTTAACGGAACAAGCAACAGGTTTGAGTACACTGCAACAGCAGGTCAAACAACATTTACTGGTTCAGATTCAAATTCAAAAACTTTGGCGTATGACGCAGGGTTTATAGATGTGTATTTAAACGGAGTTAAACTTGCAAATGCAGATTTTACTGCAACTTCAGGTACTAGCATTGTATTAGGCACAGGTGCTTCAGTAAATGATATTTTAATGATTGTTGCTTATGGTACATTCCAATTAGCTAACATATCAATTAAAGATTTAACAGATACACCTTCAGGATTTGGCACAGCAGGACAAGCTCTTGTTATGAACAGTTCAGCAAATGGATTAGAATTTTCTAATGCTTCTTCAGCAGAAGTTTATGGTTTTAATAAATATTACAATCCATCTACTTTAGTTAAAACTGTAACAGTACAATCAGTTGGTGGTTCAAATAAATATTTTATAGAAGGTGTTCAACAAGATACTTTAGAATTATACGAAGGTAATACTTATGTATT